TCTGCTACAGTTAACTTTGCCTTTTCTCCCAAAGCTTGCATGTCTGCTTTATTTTTTACGTCATACAATTCTGAAACAAAGTTTGCAGTGTTAAAACCTTGCTGAGTTAAAAACTCGACGGGCGTAGCATCCGGTATAAGTCTTCGTAAAAAAGCAGACTGTGCGGTTGTTTCTTTTGTTGTTTGAAACTCTCCTAAAGTACCTGCACGGTATGTTGTTTCTCCGATACTACGGTCTTTTGTTTTGTGTTGAATAAGAGCATCAGCGTTGGAAGTTCCACCACCCTCTGCTTCAGGAATGCGTTCTACAAAAGAGAAAGCAAATTTTCGTAAAACATTGTGGCTTAAAGGTACGTCTTTTAAAACACCTTTTACATTTTGTTTTACAGCAGGATATCCAGCTTGAGTTAACTTATCTTGAAGAATTCCTAGATAAGACTTTTCTATGCTTCCTGCACTGGGAAAAACTTTTTCTCCACTTGCAGATTGAGTTGCGTCAGAAAGAATACTATATAAAGTTGGATTTAGTGCATACTCTGTAAGTTTTCCTTTGTTGTTTATCACCATTACTTTATCATCAGAACGAAGAAATGTCTTTACAGAGTCTGTAGCTTTTAACTGTTCTTCAGAAGGGTCTATTTGAGATACAAAATTATTTATGTCTGGTGATCGCATTCCTGTAACTACAGACATAAGCATATGGGCTTTTACAGTTTTCGCAGGTATGGTGGTTTTACCAACTTGTACATCTTGAATATCATTTAATGTGTCACGAAATGCTTTAAGCATAACTGCATCTGGTGCAGTTTTAATCTGTCCCGGTATGTCCCGTTCTGTCAAAGCAAAACCTAAAGTTTTAAATGGACCTTTAGGATTAGGATTAGGTTTCCCTTTATTTTTTGCATTCCAAGAAGCTAAAGCATTTGCTTCACCAGCCCTTAGATTATTAAACAACGTAGAAAGGTTGTTTCCTAAATCTCTTATGTTTCCTTTTCCAAATGTTCTGTCTCCTCGTAAAGTTTTCTCTCCTTTAAGAAGACGTTCATTGGTCATTACTCGTTCAATATTTTCTTCAGTATTAAGTTCTTTTAAAGTCATATTATCAAGAACGATACCAGCATCTTCAATTAATTTTAAACTGGTACGATATTTTGATTCTGCGGCCCATTTTTGACCTTTACCTTCTGCCTCTATCTTTTTAGAATTAATATAATCTTCAAAAGCCTGACGGACAGATGTTTCTGTTTGTGGGGATTGTATGAAAGGTTCTTGTGCCATGTGTAGAGGTTTTTTTAATATCCAAATGTTGAGTTAACTGGTTGATAGCTTTCTTGCTGTTTAATCGAATGAAACATAGAACTGGTAGCATAGCCAGTCTGACGAGTCATGCACATGTACCGTAACGCATCGTACGCATGATCCTCTGCCTTTGTATCCACATCTTCCGATTGTGTTTTGGAAAGTGGAAGTGTAGGCAGTGTACGTACAAGATTAGTACAAGTACCAAAGATTCGTAAACCGGGTTCTTCTCCATTTTTTAACGCAAGTCTACGGTGGAGTTCGATTTTCCCAGCTATGCGATTTCTATCCGCTGGTACAAAACGTGTACCTCTACGGATCATTGACTCTGCTATGCTTGGTCCCGTGCCATGTCTTGACCAACAAGAACCATCTAAAACTGATTGTGTCATTTGAGGATCGTCATATTCTAAAGACATAATAAGGTCTGCAATACTTTCTCCGGTGTGACCCTTTTCGTAAAGCTCTCGATATATCCAGATGTTGTTGTCCCAATCTACAGCGCCCCAAAGAACACAAGAAGGACTGCTATATCCATAATCCATTGCGCGTATACGGGGCCAATTGTATGGAATCTCAAAAGGTTCAACAACATGTACAGACCTATCAAATTCACTAAATGCCGCTCCCTCTGCTACGTCCCAATCGCCCTCTAGAAGCCGTCTACGTTCTACTTCTGGTAGACTAAGAAGCATTGCCTCATATTCACCAGATTCCGATAAGTAGGGATTGTCCGTAAGTCTTGCTGGTATAAATCTGCGCTGAAAGAGTGGTTGTTGCGTCTTTGGATTTTTTAATGTTCGTCCTGTGTCGGGATCGACTGCCCAAAACGGCGTATTTGGTGGACACGGATCAATAAACATTTTTTTAATCCACCAACCACCTGAACCACCCGGATTCGCAGAAGCTCGCATATACGTTTCCAACGAGGGGTCGGTGGTTCTGAGTCGGCTACGAAGGTAAGTCCAAACATAGGGGGTGGGATAATGTCCCAATTCATCGACGCCAATCCATGTAAATGCTTGTCCTTGATACCTTGTAACATCGTGGTCTTTATCTACGTAGCTAAAAAGTGCTGTAGCTCCGCTTGGAAATATCCACGTTGATTTTGATTCTCGAAATACTGCGCCGTTAAAAGCGCGAGGATAAAGTTTGCGTGACTGTTCGATAAGTTCAGTCAATTCTGCAAGTGTTCGTCTTAAAAGAAGCGCCTTATGGTTTGGATTATCCGCATATCGCAACAGATCAACCAACATCGCGTAAGATTTTCCACCACCTGCTGCGCCACCATACAAAACTTCTTTTTCAGGAGATGCCAAAAAGTCCGTTTGTGGACCTTCGTTGGGTCTGAAGATAAGTTCTGTGTCTTCCTGTAGTTGATTCCTGACTTGGGCAGGTAGGGAAGCAATAGTCCTATCATCTACGACTCCACCTTTTCCAGCGATCTGATCCGATTTCTTCAACGCTTCCGCTTGATTGTTCAGATTCGCTAATTTCTTCTCTGATTGCTCTAATATCTTCTTCTGAGAGGCGATCTTTCGGCGCTCGTCTACTTTCTTTTTTTGAACTTTTGAATACTGGTAGCGCCCTTTTTCTCCGGGTTTTAAAGGTGGTCTGCCCCTTTGTTTCTTTTGTGTGCTTTCTGCTGCTTTCGACATTTCTTAACACCATGCGTATATGTTACTTAACACGACGATACTTTCGAGTTTTCTTCGCAATACGTTTTGGTTGCTTGGCGTGTTGTTTACCTTTTTTAATTGCTTGTCTTTTCTTTTTTGTGGTTGCAGCATATTCAGAGGGAGATAAAGAACGAATTGCAGCAGAAGGCAGATACCTTTCACCTGTTGCTTTTGGCCCTTGTGTAGAAGGTTTACCAGACTTTGTTCTCCATTTTTGTTTACCCCATGATTTAAGGCTTCTTTGAGATTTTTTCAAAGCCATACAAAACTATCCTTTGTACCCGCCACCAGAAGCTTTATATCTTTTTGCTAACATTTGAGCTTTTCGTGCGCTCCACTGTCCCGGCTTGCCGCCTTTTCCACCTGCTTTAATTTGGTTAAAAAGACGTTTTCTCATAGCTGGCTTTGTGTAATTTCCAGCTTCATTTACCCTAGACTTAGATTTCGTAGCTTTTTTACGAGGAGGCATTTACTTTTTCTTACGCCTTGTCGCTGGTTTCTTTTTAGAAGCATATTTACTTTTCTTCATCATGCCGCCTTTTGACATGTATTTAGTTTTTTTACGCATGGTTTATTCCTTATATAAATTATCAAAGGTTATATCAGGGTCTGTGTAGCTATCATGTATTTCTGATGAGTGTATGTACTGGCTAGGAACGAAATCAGGCGCTCCCTCTCCAGTAACCCACAAAGCTGGATTTGTAACTCGTACTCTGTTGTTTGGCAGTGCAACGATGTTACCTGTCCATTTGTCAGCGTCGATAAGCTGTAGTACGTGGCTTTGTTTGTGTTGTGCAGGGTCATCACTTATGTAGCTGTCCGTGTAATCTACAGTAAACATATAGCGTCCTTTGTAGAAATCTCCACCTATTTTACAAATCCACGGACTAGAACTTACTCTGTCCATAACGATTATGCTGTGATTGCGTGAAGAACAGTCCCACGGCTGGGCTAGGTGTGTATCCATTCGCTCTGGTACTTCTTCTAAGCCCTCATCTGCAATTAAAGCTGTAATGGGCATTCTTGCCCACATTGCTCCACCATGTACGTTTTCTTCTTCATCTATTCCAGTAAACACAACTTGAAAACTTAGACAACGGTCTGGAATTGTATTTACTGCGATAACAAGAGCGTGTAGAAGCTCTCCATGATATTCTTGATGATTATGAGTAAACTCTTTTCGTATCCAGCATTTGAAATGAGGAATATTGCTCATTAAGTACGACATGGCACTTCTCCTTTATTAGCATTTCCAGCGCCTTCTAGCTTGGCGTATTCTCGAATTAGGATTCTTTGCAGCTTTTGGAAACTTTTTCATCTGTCCTGCGCTTCTAGCACAGTAAGATTTACGTCTTTTTGCTGCTTTGCTCCCCGGCTTGACCTTTCCAGTCACTGCCGTTTTGAGTTTACTCCCCGGATTTGCTCTACGATGCGCTGCTACGCCAGCGCGAGTCATTCCTGCACCCTTTTTGGTAGGACGATAGTTCTTTTTAGTGCGAGGAATTGGTTTTTGTGCCATATTATGCTCGTTTTGTACGAGTTTTCTTTCTTTTCTTTAGATTTTTAAAGTCTGCACCCGTAATTTTGTTACGAGGAGGTGCAGCACCAGCGATTTTACGCTGTTTTGGGCTTAATCTTTTGCTTTTCATTGTTACTTACGCCTTTTACGCGCAGTTTGCGCGGCTCTTTTAAATTGACCAGTAGTCGGAGCGCCTTTTGCTCCCGGTTTTCTCATTTTTTCACCTGAACCTGCCTTTATTCTACGTTTTTTAGCAGCGATATTAGCATACAAACCACGCCTAGCCATTGAACTTTGCCTTTCTTGAGCCACGCGAGTAGACCTTGCCACCGCTTTTCTTATTTTGAGGTAGTTTTCTTGTAGCTGTTCTAACTCTTGTAGATTTTAATTTTGGTTCTTCTGGTTTATAATTGTTAGAAAGTAGTTCTCGCGCTCGTTTTACCATCTCTAAGTTTTCTTCATTGCTGTTAAAAAGATGAAAAAACCCAAGATCAGAACGAAGGTCAGATATTGTATCTTTAACTTGTTTTACTGGAACTCCAAGATTGGTGGCTATATATTGGGGATTAGCGTAGCCTAACGTTGCTCTAATACCAAAAAGATTGGCCTTTTCGTCAGCCATTGTAACTAGCCTTACGAGAACCACGCGAATAGACCTTACCGCCGCCCATTTTCTTTTGAGCTTTTTTCTTAGGTGCGTATGTCTTCTTTAATTTTTTAATATGGTCTTTGGCCCCTTGACGAGTAAAGCCAGCATCTATAAGTTTTTCTACAGCTTCCTTTTCACTATTTCGTTCAAAAATTAGTTTGTTTTGCCGTTGCATTTCTTCATATGACATGGCTTCCGCTCTTCCAAGAAATTCTTTGGGAAGTACTTTGCCACCGTCTTTCATATTTGCCTTTACGTCCAGTTCTAAATCTTTTCTGGCTTTCTTTATAGCAGCTCGTCCCGCTTCCGTTTTTTCAAGTTGTTTAAGTCGAGTTCGCGCTGCTTTTTGTTCTTGCACTCTTTTTTCTGAATCGCCTTCATCTGGACGGTCTTGCAAAATTCCTAATGCTTCAATAGCATTCATAGAACTAATTTGTCGTTTGGTTAACGGTAATAACGGACCTGCCATATCTAAATCTCCCCATCTATGGTAACGTTGGTTGCTAGTTCTTTTTTAGCAGGGAGTAATACAACACCGTGAACAACCTGCCCCGTAACTTCTGTGGTTTGCTTTTTTGAAACTCCAATACGATCCAGTATGGACTCTGCAGATTTAATTCGCATATCCATCTGATTTAGCGGAGTTGTGCCATCAGCGTCCAAACCTTCTACGATACGTGTCGCAGCCTTTACGCCATTCACGGCTAAATAATCTTTAGTCCTTGCAGCTATTTCTTCACGTAGCGACTTCATAAGACTTGAGCGAGATGCGTTGTATCCCGCTGTCTTCATGGCTTCGCCTACTCTACCGCCGTTTTCAAACAAAGCGTCCAGAAAGGCAGCTTGCTTTTCTGTTAGTTTGCGGCTGGGGTCTGTGCGAAATGCTGTACCTGCTACTGCTTTACCCGACATAGCTTTTTGCCTTTAGCGTACCATTCTCATCATGGTCGGAAAGGATGCCATCATTTCTTGTTGCTTTTTTTCTTTATCTTCTTTCGTTGTGTACGCAGACAAAGGCTCATATGGAGTACTGTCCATCGTAGGCTTTTCAGCAGAAGTGTTAGCAGCTTTTCGAGGGCCGTTTGCATAGGCTTTTTTATCTTCGTCTTTTGTTGTCATCATCATCTTGTTAAACACCTTTTGGATTTACAATATTTTTAATAAGAAGCACGTACCCTTCAAAGTTTTTGTGGTCGGCACTTCTTGCTTTTACAATCATTATATCTTCTTTTGAAGTATCTTTGTATTCTGCTAATACTTCTTCAATTACAAAAATTTGTGGATTGGAAAACTTTACACATTCTTTTGCCGCCATAAGAATACTAAAATACTGTGCGGCAAGTTGAATAGATGTACTGTCGTAAAAAGCCAACTTCATTATCAATTCTTCGTGCTTACACAAAAAAGAGATAGGGACTTTTTCTTTTTCTTGTTGTGTTTCTGCAGGTGTAACGCATGATGTTAATACAACACACGATAGTAGTACCGTTGCTAGAAACTTTTTCACCTTAATTAATTGTTAGTTGTTTGGCTTGTTGAGACTCAGGAACAACTTCCTTAATGTGTACAGTCAACAGTCCATTTTTAAAAATTACATTTTCTACTTCTACGTTTCGTCCTAGCGCAAAGATTTTACGAAAGTTTCTTTTTGCAATACCACGATGCGCGTAGTTGTTGTGTTCTGTTTTATTTTCAACATTACCAGAAATAGAAAGCGTTTGACCTTTTAACACAACTTCTAGGTCTTCTTTGTCAAAACCAGCAACGGCTAACATAATTGCGTAAATGCCATCTCGCTGATTGATTATATCGTGCGGAGGGTAGTTTGCGTTTGATGAGTTTTCTACAACGGATTCCATACTTTTAAAAAACGGATCGGACCCGATAAACTGATTAAAGAAACGCGCTCCCAATAGTGTATCTAAATATACATGAGGCATAATCGTATACTCCCTTGCCCTTTATTTATAGGCGCAAATAGAATGAGTGTACTTAGCTTTGTGTTTTAAGTCCCGTCACATACTTTGTTACAATACAAAAATATTCTACAAGAGGTTGGCAAAGTGTGAACATGTAAAACACAAATAGCCTAAGTACTATATACTATTATAGCGCGTAGGAGACATGTTGTCAACACTTTTTTTACTTTTTGTACATTTTTTTCTTGACAGAATAGCTCTCAGCCTGTATAATAGGAGATACTCCGTTGGGCAAAGGGATACTTATAGAGTATCTATTAGATCGTATAGCGAAAAGATTCACGCTCATAGTTTCTTTACGATCTAAGTAGCGGAAAGATTCACATACTAAAAATAAAATAAAATTCGCCTTTGGGTATACAGTTATATGGGGGAGGCCACTGGCCCATCCCGCGCCCATAGTGGATTTTTTTTCATTATTAGTGACATAAATCTCGGCGAGGTTGCTTGATAGTCTTTTCGGGGGCTTCGCGCTACCCAGTCCCACAGTCTGCAAAGTTTTCGCGCCAGTGCGGGCGCGTATTCCAATGCAGTGACAAAAAGTTTCCTAGAAAACTAAGCTGTAGAGGGGGGGTGGGCGTCTC